GAATCTATGGAAAAGCTTACACAGGCTAATGGGTTTTCATTAGCTCCGATTGCTATCTTACATAAATGAAACGAAGGGAAGATAAAGTAGAAATCATTTTACACCACTTGACAAGACACTATCGTTGAAATAATGCAGTTTGGTTGTTTATCTAGACTTTTTAAAAATTTAGATGAAGAATTAAAAAAAGAAATATGTACCACCTTCTATTCACCAATCCCATATACATATATCGAAAACTGGCTACAAGCTTTCGTCGTGCTAAGGAATATTTGTGCTCATAGAGGTAGGATATACAACAGATATATTACATTTACGCCAAAATTATCTAAAAAAGATAAAGAGCTATTTAGAAGGAACAACCTTGATCTATCAAAAGCAGGAAAGCAACTGTTTACTTTTATTTTTGTTATGAATAAAGTAATAGATGATAATGTCGTATGGAACAATTTTATTAATAAAATTGACACCCTAATTAAAAAATATCCATTTGTGAAGATTTCTTTTTGTGGTTTTCCGGAGAATTGGTGGAATATATTATATAGGAGCTAATTTTTTATAACCTTGAGCATAATATAAATTAACAGATCCTGTGAGCCTCTCATAGAAGCGTAATACAACAGGCCTGGCCCCGAAGTAATTCGGGGTTTTATTATTTCTATCCTTTGTTGGTAGAAAGATGAGAGATTATGTGATAGAACGAGAACTTCAAAAAATGCTTTAATTATAATTGATAAGGAAAATGAAAAAACGCCAAGCCATCGCGGAGAAATCTGCGGTGGCTTTTATTATGCCCTGAAAGTGAGGTGAATCCATGCCATATAAGCCAAAACGTCCTTGTGCTTACCCCGGCTGCGGTCGGCTTGCAGAACGCGAGCAATACTGTGCCGAGCACCAAAAAGTAATGGACAAATACTACAACCAGTTCCAACGTGACCCTGCTTCCAACAAGCGGTATGGCCGAGCTTGGAAGCGTATTCGTGATCGCTACATCAAGGCGCATCCTCTCTGCGAAGAGTGTGAGAAGCAAGGCAAGCTTACTGCTGCTGAAGAAGTACACCACAAACTTCCTCTATCAAAAGGTGGAAACAATGAAAGGAGTAACCTCATGGCCCTTTGTAAGTCATGTCACTCGAGGATCACTGCAGAGAGTGGCGACAGATGGTAAATTAGTCGAGAAAATATTTCTTAATTAAAAGTAGTGCATGTTTATAAGATGCTGATGCTGTTTCTATTTCTTCTTCAAATCTGTTTGAACATAAGATAGCCTTTTTATCCCCTTGAATTCCATAAGAGTGAAGAATCTTCATTGCTTCAAAACCTCCACCGCGTGCAGGTGCTGGTATATCTAATATTTCTTCCTGAATTCTTCTATGGCTATGGCCATCAATGAGATAAGCTTTGATAACTTGTGCTTCTAAATATTCATTTATTGGTTTACTCATACCGATCAACTCCTTTTGTGTTATGAACTTAGTATTATTATATATAATTTTACAATCATTTGCATAGAAGCTTTGTCGGTGGGGGGAGGTCAAATCGCTACAACCTTTTAAAATGGACAGCGGCGTGGGGTCACGCGTAAAAAAATGTCGGTTCAAAGGGGGTATTAAACCAATCACAACAAAAGGAGGTGATGCCGCATGGCAAAGGACGGAACTTACAGAGGCGGCAGGCGCATTCGCGCAGGCGATAAGCCGGAACCTCTTGCAGATAAAATAACAAAAGGAAAAACAGCAAAGGTATTAGAAGTACCTGACCTTCACCCCGAGATTTTAGAAGCTCAAGACCTGGAAGTAGATGATGACCTTGTCGGTGAAGATATTCCCGAGCCTAGCGAATACCTATGCTCAAAACAAAAAGACGGGAAGCCACTAGGAGCAGATGCACTATTTAAAGAAACATGGTGTTGGCTTCGAGACCGCGGATGTGAGAAGTTTGTAAACCCTCGATTAATCGAAGCCTATGCTCAGGCTTTTACCCGGTATATCCAGTGCGAGGAAGCCATCAGCACCTACGGCCTTTTGGGAAAGCACCCTACCACAGGAGGAGCAATAGCAAGCCCCTTTGTACAGATGAGCCAGTCGTTTCAGAAACAGGCTAACCTGCTCTGGTATGAAATGTTCGAAATTGTAAAACAGAACTGCACGACTGCCTTCACTGGCAATCCTCAGGACGATATTATGGAAGCCCTTTTATCGGGCAGGAAAGGACGGTAAGGGTACATGAATGTAACTGAACGTTTTGAAAAGGTTAATATAGACAAGCTGGTGCCGTATGTCCGGAATGCCCGTACTCATAGCAAAGAGCAAATACTCCAATTGAGAGCATCCCTTCGGGAATTTGGATTTGTCAATCCAGTAATCGTAGACAAGGATTTAAACATTATTGCAGGCCATGGAAGAATCTTGGCTGCCAAGGAAGAAGGCATCACAGAGGTGCCTTGCGTGTTCGCGGAGCACTTAACCGAAGCCCAAAAGAGAGCATACATAATTGCGGACAACCGTCTTGCTATGAATGCCGGCTGGGATATGGAAATGTTATCGGTTGAGATATCAGAACTTCAAGGAGTCGACTTTGATCTGTCTGTACTAGGTTTTGATGAAGCTGAATTAAGCAAGTTAATGGGGGATATTGAAGATGTAAAAGACGATGACTTCGATGTAGATGAAGAACTAAAAAAACCGGCAGTAACAAAGGTTGGAGATTTATGGCTCCTAGGAAATCATCGATTAATCTGTGGTGACAGCACCAAAATAGACACTTTTACAGTCTTGATGGACGGAAAGCAAGCAAATCTTGTTGTAACCGATCCACCCTATAATGTGAATTACGAAGGTTCAGCAGGTAAACTCAAAAACGACAATATGGCAGATGAAGCATTCTATACTTTCCTTCTATCAGCATTTAAAAACATGGAAGCAGTGATGACAAAGGATGCTTCTATTTATGTGTTCCATGCGGACACTGAGGGCTTGAATTTTAGAAAAGCTTTCTCAGACGCTGGTTTTTATCTTTCAGGTACTTGCATATGGAAAAAGCAATCACTAGTATTAGGTCGCTCTCCGTATCAGTGGCAGCACGAGCCTGTTCTGTTTGGTTGGAAGAAGGCTGGCAAACACAATTGGTACTCAGACAGAAAGCAGACGACCATTTGGGAATTTGAGAAGCCAAAGAAAAACGCTGATCACCCTACCATGAAGCCAGTACCTTTGATCGCCTACCCTATTCTGAACAGTAGTATGGTTAATAGCATTGTGCTTGATCCCTTCGGCGGTTCTGGAAGCACACTCGTGGCCTGTGAGCAGACGGAGCGTATATGCTATACCATTGAGCTTGATGAAAAGTATTGTGATGTTATCGTTAAGCGGTATGTTGAGCAAGTCGGAGATTCAGATAGTGTGTTTCTATTAAGAGATGGTACGAAGTACAAATATAGTGAATTGGCAAAAGAATAATGTCTAAAAGACTTGCTATTTCACAGCTTTAGAGTGATATATGTAACTACCAAAAAGAAAGGTGGTAGTGATTATGAAAATAAACTACAACGTAACAGGCTCAGAGCGCAAGAACTTAGTGCAAGCAATCAGTGAATTAACTGGAGAGCCTATAAACTACAAAGGTGCACCCACGTTCGGATACGTGGTAGGGAAGTTTTACATCGATAAGAACGGAATGTTAAAAGGCGATGATAGTTCAGAACTAGTCAATAACCTGGAAGTTCTTCACGGTCTTAAGGCTATCAGCATGGAATACGACTCTCCCCTATCGGAAGAACAAACTAAACCGGATGATCTCCTTACCGTTGAAATACCAATCGAGGGCTTCACAGAGGAGCATTTAACAAATCTAGATAAAATAGTGGCAAGCAAAGCAACGTTAATCAAAAAAGCTGTCGACACTGAAGCCTTACCAATTGAAAGAACCGAAACTACAATCAAGTTTCCTTGGTTTAAATTAAAAAACGACTGCGGCGAAGTTGAAGCCTACACTGCCTTTGTAACAGGCCTTTGCTCCTTGGCAAAAAAGCAAAAACGAGTAACAGCTAAAGAAAAAGCTGTTGATAATGAGAAGTACGCTTTCCGGGTTTTTCTTTTAAGGCTTGGTTTTATCGGAGAGGAATTCAAAGTTGCAAGAAAGCTGCTCATGAAAAATCTTTCTGGGAATATTGCTTTTAGGGATGGCACTCCGAATAAAGTGGAGGGTGAGCACGATGAATAACTTTCCATCAAGAGAAACCGTTGAACGTATCCGAATACAATATGTCAGAGGCAGTCGTGTAGAGTTGGTTAACATGGATGACCCATACACAAAACTTAAACCCGGTGACCAAGGAACAGTGAATTTTGTTGACGATACTGGTACCGTTTTTGTTAATTGGGACAATGGCTCTACCCTCGGTGTTGTCTATGGTGTGGATAGCATAAAGAAATTGTAAACCACACGATCAATATTTGGAAAGCTTGAAGAGGCTAGTCACGAACTCTACTAAGGAAGGTGTAGAAGATGAATAATAAGGTTAAGGAGCAGATATTAAACATCAGGAAATCTGGCGAAACTAATATGTTTGATATTCCCAAGGTGTTTCTGCCCCGGATAAATGTCCCGGAGTTGCTCAAGTTGCATGACCGTTTAAGAATATGTTAATATTTCCTCAAAAAAATATGAGGAGGAAATAAAGAGAGCTTTGAGTTTTAACGTTA